AATCACCAGCATACATGTCACCATAAGGAGCATATATAGTATTTATTTCATCGACACTATATCCTGCTTTTCTTCCTGACATTAAAAAACTATTGTACATGTTTTGAGCTGTAGCCCCTTGTGGACCAGAACCCTGCATTGGTTGTTCTTTGTCTCCTAGTAAACCCATTCCAAGAGCAGCTAAACCACCATAAGTTGCTGCGCCTTTTAATGATAAAGGATTTTTAAGTCCAGTCATTATCCCTTGTGTTATAGGAGACATAGCTGCTTTTTTAACTAAAGCACCGATACCACTTTTAAGTGCTGAACCAATAGTTGCTTTACTTGCTAAAGCACTTTTAGCCATGCCACTAGCCATAAGACTACCAGGAGCTGCGCCAGCTCCTATTGCAGCGCCTTTAAGTCCACCCATTAAAGCTGGTCCGCCTATTGCAATTGCTGCCAAAGGTAATAATACCTTTGGTCGCATCACCTTCTTAACAACTTTTTTAATCTTCTTGCCGACCGATCCCATTACAGCATATGCTCCTTAGTTGTTATAGATACATGATTTCTTATAAGACCATTTGGTGCTAGTCTTAACCACTGCACTTTTTTACCTGGTCCTAATAAGTGTGTGAAAAATGTTTTATAAAAAATCATATGTTCGTTATGTTTCCTCGTAAAGATTGAATCAATGACCCAAGTTTTATCGCCACTGTTCCAATCATTTAAATCCAGTTCCCCAGTTTTTAAATATTGTTCTTCAGTATCTCCGTTTAGGAACGCCCAGTTTCTAAAACCATAAACACCTTCGTCGTCTTGGTGGATGTTATATTGCCCTAATACTAGAGATGGATAGATGTGTTGGAATATTTCTTTTAGACTGTTATCTGACCACAATGGGTACTTAAACTTATAAAGTTCGATGATATCAAAAAGCTCATCCATAATCTACCGCAAGGTGGCTAATCTTGTTATTCGCCTGATCCAGCGCCTATCGGCAATTGAACCACTTTAATTTGTATGTCTTTTGCCTTGTGCACTGCCCAAGGCTGACCGCAAGAACTACAAACACCTGTAGCTTGTTCCTCTGAATCTACTTCATTTCCACAGTTTTTACAATATATTCTCTCATATACTTCAGGTTGTATAACTGGGACCTCTACCCCTTCTACCATCTGTGTACCAATAACCTTAGAATCTTGTACCTTTTTCATTATGTTATCTCTAATATCGACGATATTACATGCAAGGCATTACCCGAAGATGCCTGTACTTTTAACTGATCAGAGTCCTCTAATACTAAAGGTTGACTAATTAATTCAACAGTTTCTCCAGCTCCTATAGATTTTTGATGGAACAAAGTAACGGTAGCTGGACCTAAACTTTTGTCTAATATTGTTATAGTAAGCGTCACTGCTCCACCAGAATCATTACAGACCACAATGCTTTTTACTATTGAAGTAGTCGGCTCTTGTGGTGGTTGAGTAATTTGAGCCGTAGGAACAGTGTACAAAGTTTGCTCGTTTGTATTAGTTAAATCTATACTTCTATTTATATATTGATCAGACACCGAACCAACTCCTTGCGTTTACTTCATCTTTTATATCAGATTGATAACTAAAATTTAATTGATTTATTACAGCCTCTAGTTCTCTAATTAAAAGATCTTGCTGTTCTCTTGTAAAATCTTCCTTTGGTAAAGGAAACCTAGTTACTTTTATTCTTGCCATTATCTTGATCCGTCCGGGGTTATGTCATATCTAAAAGTACCGTATCTCCAATCAGAATCTAGTGTGTTACTAGACAATACAATATTAGACTGTCTTCCACGGCCTCTCACAGAGAAATGTTTCGTAGAAGTTGTTACGTCAGAATTAAAGCTACGAGGTGTAGTTGATGAAGGGTAATTTAAAAAGTTTAATGCTACATTCACTGTACCAGTTAAATTTTTAAAATCAGGAATAACTCTGCTTATATGGTAAACTTGATCACCATCTTCAATATCAATATCACCAGAAGTTATATTACATGTCATTGCTTGACCATCATCGTTTAATCCATCTTCATGCCTGTAGATTTGCGATGACCCGGCAGTTACTCCTCGTATTGTTTCATTTGTAGGTAAATCGTTTGGATAATATCTAGAAGCAAATGGATTTGCATACACACCTCTATCCGACCACGCTGTTCTTGCAAAGCCAGTATTAGTGTACCAGATATCTTCTAGGTAATTATAAGTTACACTTCTGTTGATAACTTGAGATCCTTTTGATGGATAAAACCAAGTCACTTCATTAAAGTCTACATTAATACCTGCATACGTTTGCACTTGTGATGTAGTGTCTAAATCTTCAAAAATAAAATTTTGCACAGAACATTCTAATTTTTTAACAGAACCGTCAAAAACATAGAAAGCTGTTTGTGACATCCAATAACTTACACCGTTAACCTCTGCCCAACAGAAAGGAGAAATAGCACCGCAACTTGATCCAACTTGTTGTAAACTAAACACATCATCTCCGCCGATAAGAGTAAGAATGTTTAGAGAAGAATCAGTCCATACCAAAACACTACCACGAGATCTAGTAGCAGCCATAATTTTAGAACCATCTTGTGCGATTAAAAACCCTGATGCATTTTCTCTAATACTTGTATATTCCCACACATCTGTTCTTCCTTGTTTAGACCAACGTATCATCATGTTGTTCTGTGTTCCTGGAGTTCCTATTGTTTCTTCAGTGCCTAAACATAAAACAAACTGTCCGTTAGTTACTAAATTATATCTACTTGTTCCTGGTGCTGTGGATATAACTGTAGCCGGAGTTGCAACTCCTCCTGATAAATCCCATCTGTGCAACGCTCCGTTGTTTCTTGTAGCCAATAAATCTTCTCCAAAAATATCAAAAGACCAATAAGTGGCTTCAACAAAAATAGCAGAAGAAGTTCTAGGTGTGTTCCACGATCCGGCGTTCCATGTAGCAGTACCCCAACCAAAACCAAAACTACTTGTAGCTGACCCTACATTTATTTGATACTTAGCGGTTACTGTCCCTCCACCTGTGCCGGAGCTTACGTTCCCTGTATGTGTAATTTTATATGAGTTTGCATCTATAATTTCTGTTATTTCATATTCTGCGTTAAAGTCTGCTCCGTTTAAAGCAGTCGCTCCACTGTAAGTTACAAAGTCACCTTCTGTTGCTCCGTGGTTAGTGTGCGCAACTGTTATAATAGCTGTTCCGTTAGCAGTAAAAGGACCAGATAAAGTTGCAGACAATCGAACAGGAGTAATGTCACTTACAACACCCTCAGAGTATACATACAATTTTCTATCTGTGCCAAGAGCCATAAACCTAACACCAGCCGTTGAGTACCAAGTTTTTTGTGCACGAACCACACCACATATTTTAGGGTCAATTAGTTTAGTCCACCCTCCAATTTTTTCAGGTAGCTTTGATCTAAATCTAACATTAGTACAATCAATCCATCTACCTTCTGCCCCGTAGTTAGTAGTCTCTTTGTCTATACCTGGTGCTATATTTACTTTACTCAGCATCTAACATCTCCTGGAACTCTTTCATTTTTTCGTCCCCTAAATTTTTATATTTAGACATAGCTATAACATGATCTAAATCACATTGTTCTTGTATCTCTTCCGGCGTGCTTTCACTTGTAAATTTTTCCATATTATCCTCCGTCTGTACCTAAGTTCCTTGTACCATAATAACTAGATAATTTAAGATTTCTTTTAATGTTCCTAACATCTGCATTATCTTCTTTATCAGTTGTACCAGTGCTGTAAGAAACAGTTGCAGTTTCATTACTACCTCCAAGAGAAGAATCATATCCAGGAGTTACATCAAGTGTAGAAAAAGCACCAGTGGGATTAGTTGTAGCTCTATAAGCTCCGCCTAATCCATATCTAGATCTCAATCTCATTGTCCCAGTAGAAGGATAATCTTTATATACATAAGGAGCATAAGCTTGACCACCATAAACAGTACCCGTTCCACTACCAACGTTTCCGCCAGGAAAACTAGAACTGTAACCCGGAAGACCTCCAGTGTTAATTATATTTTGGTAGTTAGTTAAAACAGCATCTCTATTTGCATTAGCTGTTTGATAAAGACTTACTTGAGCATCAGTTGTTGCAGTTCCAACATTAGTGTCTCTGCCTATCTTTAGGCTAGGATAACTATTTTGACCAAAATGTTGAGTGGTCATATTACTGCCCCAGTTACTATTTATTGTATAAGCAGTGTTGCTTCCACTATCTGAGTACTGCAGATAAAAAGGTTGATAGGTGTTGCCTGCATTACTATTTACATAAGGATTCCAATAATGATCTGTGCCACTATTATTCGTAACCGTTAGAGCCAAAGTAGCACCACTACCTCCAGCTGAAAAAGACCAACCAGAAGAACTACCTGAACCAAAACTATTATCAATAGCCATGCTCCCCTGCCTTATATAATCCGCAATACCTGTTCCTGTGTTAGGTTTATTTCCTGAACTATTAGGTCCGCCGTTTATAAAATTGCCACCAGAACCTGAATAAGGATAAATAAAAAATCCTATATAGTTGCCCGTGGTCCATCCTTGCGCAAGACCAGTGCCACTATAAGTTACAGGATAAAAATATGCTATGTACAGAGAAGGCGCTGTGCCTCCAGCAAATATGCTTGGAAAAGCAGATAAAGTAAAATTAACAGTTAAAGATTGCCCGTTTGGTATTATACCTGGATTTCTTTGGGGGCTTACATTAGTACTATAGTATGTTCCTCCTCCGGCTTTTGTAGTCTCTGATCCTCCAGAGTAACTTGATGAAAGTGTAACATCACAATAAGGTCTGTTATATGTAACAAATCTATTAGTATCAGGCATAGCGCTTAATGCTATTACAGTGTCGTTCCCTGCATTAGTTTGAGTCGTATTGGTGTTTAGATAAACTACGTTTGTAAACGCCGCTTCACTTGTGCCTCCGGCTGCAGTATCTAAGTCGCATATAACATGAGTGTAGCCTCCATAAGAATAATTACCACTAGCGCTGTAAGTAGCTCCGTTATTAGTGACTCCTGAAGCTAAATCACTTCCGGTAGTGTTGTTTGTGGTAGATACATAAAAAGGTACATTAACGGTAGAGCCTAATAAAAATCTTATTCTTAATTTCCCCGGCCGAGTAAAATAACTGGTACCCGCGAATGTAGGTGGAGTTCCATTAAATGTAAAAGCACTTCCATTCCACTGAATAATAACAGCGTCTTCTTGTATACCTCCAAAATTATCTGGGTATCTTGCTGTGTAATCGCCAAGTTTAATATTAGACTGGCCACCAGAAGAGTTAAACTCATTCATAAGATCAGAAAAGCTTATTGCGCCAGATGCTGTAACTGTCATTTGTCCACCTTGGCGGACAACTCATTAATTGCTTGCACGAGCAGTCCAATTAATTTTTCATACTTCACACCAAGAGTGCCATCTTCTTTTTCTGCAACAACTTCTGGACAAACTTTTTTTACATCTTGTGCAAGAATACCTACATCATGTTTTCTAACAAAATATCCATCTTCGCCACCACGACTTTTTATATGGTCTGCTGTCCAATCAAACTCAACGCCACGAATAGAATTAACTTTTTCTAAAGCATCTTCTATCGTTGTTATGTTTTCTTTTAACCTTTCATCAGAAACATAGTAAGCTGTAATTTCATTATTAGCTCTTATCTCACCAGCAGTTGCACCCACACTAGTTGTGCCTACACCTAAAGCTCCTGAAATCTGACAACCACCTGATTCTGTTTGAATCCGACCATTACCGTTGTGATTTAATACAACGGAACCGTCTGGAGTTGCTACCAACAAAGTTTCGGATGCATCATTGTTTGTAACATAAAAATTATTTAAAACAGAAATTATTCCATTTGTGCCATCGGAATATATTTTCATATCTGTTCCAGCGCCCATGTGTATTTTAGCCGGAGCTGGGCCAGTATCGTCAGGGAAGACAATACTACCTGTCATTGTACCACCTGCAGTCTGCAGTCTACCTGTAATCTGAGTTTGTGCGTTACCAGACAAACTGTTTATGTATTGGAACTCTGTATTGTCAACGGAACCATCAGCAATACCTGTAGCGGCAATGCTAGTTATGTTTGCTCCAGAAAAATTATATTTTTTTGATTCGTATGTTGCCATTATGATGTCCTCAAAAATAAACCAGGCCACCTAAAATTAAATGAGTCACCCTGGGCTGTTGTCCTAAAACGTCCAGAAGGTCCAAGACATAACCAAGTTCCTGTACCTATAGCAGATCCACTTACTTGACAAGCTCTAGAAGTGTTAGTTCCTGAAAAAGTGTAGTTGGCCAAAACACTTCCTGAGTAAGAACTACCAGCGGTATGCGGAGCATCAGATCCATTACTTGTTCTGTTTGTGGGATGAACAAACATTCTTAATGCACCGACACTACTTGTGTCATTAGTTACTGTACCAGATGGCCCTGGCGGTCCTGTAGGTCCTGTACCTGATGGCCCTGTTGGTCCTGTCGGTCCTGTTGGTCCACTCGGTCCAGGTGGTCCCGATGGTCCTGTAGGTAAGTTTGACATTCCCGAAGCATCTCCAGTAACAGCAGTCGCTGCTAATGTTCCTGAGATTGTGACTCCAGTTGCACTGGTAGCAAGCTTCTCCACGTTATTGTGTCGTAGTCCTACAGCGCCATCTGCTGTAGCAGTTAAGTGTGTTTCATCCTCTGCTTGGTTCATTAATTTAATACTATCGCCAGCGATACGAAGCTCACCAGTTGTATTGTTTATTTTAGAGTTATTAGTATCATGTGAAATAACAAGATCAGTCCCACTACCGATGTTTAAGTTTTGTGAATCATTTATTCTTACACCGCCTGTAAATGTAGCGCCGGCCAAAGCCGCTTTTGCATCTACCTGTGTTTGTACATTAGAACTAACTGTGTTTATAAATTGAAACTCAGAATTGGTTACGGAACCGTCAGCAATTTGTGTAGCCCCTATTGGAATGGTAGCATATTTTTTTGACTCATATGTCGCCATTTTACTTCTCCGTTATTTTCCAGCCGTAAGTCGCTCCTGTGTAGACTAGTGAAAATGCTGCACCTTCTGTAGAAACAGTTCCCGCAGAAGCAGCTCCAAAAACTTTGTCAGAACCACCCGGTGTAATTGTCAACGCATTTGAATCAAATGTATCTGCTAAATCCATAAAACGAACTTCAGATCCGACTGGTGGGGTTGTAGGTAAAGTTAAATTAATTGTATTAGAACTTGTGTTTACAAAAATATTTTCTCCTGCAAAAACATTATCAGTTGCTGCAGTAACAGTTCTCCATGTAGAAGAAGACGTCTCTAGCGGATACCAACTTGTACCGTCTGTTGCTGCATATAATTTTTGCCCTGGAGATAATGTTTGTTGGTTAGCTGCACTACCTGTGCCTCCAACATCAAGAGTCAAAGTTGCATTTCCCGTGCCGTCATTTATGATGTAATAAATTTTTTCTACTGCTGGAAAGTTAATTGTAAAAGCAGAAGTAAAACTGTGAAATCTTATAGCTGCAGATCTTGCTTGGTTTGATGCTGCAAGAACTGGTCCATTACCACTTGTTAGTGTCAAAGGAGAAGATGCTGATCCTAAATTTATTGCTAAAACACCTGCTATCGCTTCTTCTAACGATCTTGATAATGTGTTGTTCGTAGTATTACCCCAAGAGTTAGACTGTTCTCCTGAGCCAATTAATTCTAGTTTTAATCTAGATGAATAGGTTGATGCCATTTATTATGTCTCCGTCCAATTACTATCTGTTGGTACCGTAACCTCGGTCCACGATCCACTAGCAGGGGTGCTTACCTCGGTCCACGTTCCACTAGTTGTAGCATTTATATTACTCCATGTCGAGCCTGAACCTGGGTCTGTATTGACCCAGTTTCCTATATCAGGAACATTAGGAACATTGTCCCAGCCGCTGAATACCGATACTTCGCCTAAATTAGCATTTAATAAGAATCCGTCAACAAGTCTTGACTGGTTAATAGTTATCTCAACTGAACCTAAAGAAAGGTTTACTTGGTTACCCGTTGCCGTAAATATTTTTGCAATTACAGGTTCTATAGAAGTGCTGCCAAGAGTCAATTGTTGACCTGTAGTATTGGCTATAGCCACACCAGATATAGTGATGTAGTTAATAACGTTTATTGTATTACCCATCGCATTACCGTGGACCGAGCAATAGTACCTTAAAGTATTTGGTGCGCTAGCGGGCACGGTAATTTCTACTTTAGCTCCTGCTTGACCAGGTGTACCAGTTACAACGACACCATCTGTGTACGAAGCACCAGAAGCATCTTTAAACCTAAGAGGGTGGTTATTGTTTGTGCCATCACTTTGATCAAATACATATTTAGTTGCTCTAAACATATTGAAAGTAGGATTAGCAACTCCATTTAATACAAATACATTTCCTGAACCGTAATTAACAACTGTGACTGCAATATTTACAACAGACGGCTGTGATGACAAAGTATTCTCAAAACCTGTCACCTGTTGCACTTGTTGCGCATCAATGGTCACACTCCCTACACCTGCTGTTAATTGTTGTCCTGTTACATCAATGTGAGAGTTACAAACTAATTGCGCTGCTTGGTTCCAGTTAACAGATAAATTTAATTGTTGTCCTAAATTACCAGGTGCAATACGTCCAGTTTCTTGACCAAGTGTTAATACTAAACCTTGACCACCTACTTGAACATTACCAGATCCATCTAGTAGTTCTTGTGTAAATCCTTCTTGAATAGTTAATTGGTTTCCAGATACACCTACAATAGTTATGTCTTGTGCTGAAAAAGGAGCGGCTGCAAAGGGTGCGTTTGCTATCGGCATTTTTTATCCAGTTCCTTTATTGCTTCTATGATTAACGGTATAAGTTTGTCATAGTGAACTGTCTTGTAGTCTTCCGATAATTTATATAATTCAACAATAGGTGCCTCTGTCACAACTTCAGGTAAAACTTTTTCTACTTCCTGTGCACTAACCCCAACCTCTTTGTTGTCTTTAAATGCAACAGGGTCTATTTCTTTTGCTTTGTCGTTCCATGTGTAATAATAACCTGACAGCTCTTTTAATTTATCTAGTGCGTTTTCTATTCTACCATCAAAGTTTTTAAGACGAGAGTCACTCGAATAGGCGGTAATGTTACCGGTCGCAGTAAGCGAAGAGCAAGAAATACTACTTCCTGGTGAGAACGATCCTGTTGGACCTGGAGGTCCGTTTGGTCCTGGCGGTCCGTTTGGTCCTGGCGGCCCTGCACCACCTGGAGGTCCAGCTGGTCCTGTTAATACCGCGTTAGCAATAGTTGCTTTCTTAATTGCACTTGCAGACGTATCGTAAACTGCAATGATGTCATCACTTGCAATAGTTGTTTCTGTTGGGTGCGCTGATATTACGTCACCTGCTACCGTGCCGGTAACCGAAATTCCTGTTGCTGTAGTGCTTAACTTGGTATTGTCATTGTGCATTAAGTTAATTGCACCACCAGAAACATACTGTAGTCCGGTTTGACTTGCATTACCTAGATCAATATTACCGTCGTTTCTTAACGCTAAAACTCCTGTACCACTTCTATTATCAACAAAGGCATTGTTACCGTCATGATAAATCTTAAAGTCATTTCCAGTTCCAAAACGTGCCTGTACATCATCATTAAAATCAACTCCGTTAGCGCCACCGACTGCTGTAGCATTTGTAGCAATAGTATCAAGTTTAGTTCCATCAACACTAAGGTCACGTCCATCTACAGTTTCTGTGCCGGCCATTGTAATGTTGCCTGACATCTGTCCGCCAGCTTTTGGTAAAGCTGCATCCGCTGTATTTGTAGTAGTTGTTAGGACACCATCTCTTGTTGCAATATCAACTCCGTCAACCGTACCACCAAGAGTTAAATTATTCCCGATATTTACGTTGTTAGATCCATCTTCTACAACAGCTTTTGCTGCAGGTAATGTACAAAATACATCTTTTGTACCTACTCCAAAGTTAACTAAACTATCTGAGTTAGAGCTTGATAAAACTGTAGTTCTAGAAAGTGTGTCTGGTGTAGCATCAGTTACTGTACCTATACCAACTTCAAAATTACCTGTGCCAGCTGCTATGATACAATAAAAAGTTTCGTTGCCATTACCAATACCAGCTACAAATGTTTCAAAGCCAGAACCTGCACCACCTAAATTTATAGTGCCTGTACCAGTGCTGGTAGTCGTTTCTTTGACTCTATCGTTTAGGACAAAAGCCATTTACACCTCCTACGCTAGCCTAATAATCTCTGATCCACCACCCGCTGTTGGGAATTGAACTGTAAATGTTCCGTTACTTGCTGTGAAATCACCACCAAACGCTAAAACAACAACTGCATCTGTATTAGATAAGTTGTTATCTGAACGATAGATTAATGCACCGTTAGCTGTAAAAGATGCGTTAGTCCAAGATGTATCATCAAAGTCAACGTAAGCTGGTGAAACTCCTGAGCCACCTGTTACAGATGGGTTAGCTAGTGTGTTTCCTGAAGCAACGTAAGCTGATCCTGATGTGTTAGTAATTTCGTTTGTAGTAACATAATGTGTTGTCGTTGCACCTAAAGTAGCCGAAGAAGTGTAAAGAGCGATCTTGTAAGTTGCTCCTCCGTCAAAATCGTGGTTGCCTTTTAACAAGTTCATTTTAAAAACATTACAAACTGCTTGTGATATTGCCATATTTTTCTCCTAATTATGGATTAGCACTAGGTATCGGAATTCTAATAGCTCCGTCCCTGTACTCATCCCTTCGTTTCTTACCCATTTGTTCTTGTGCAAGTGCTGTTATAGATTCTCTATATGATTGCTCATACACTTGTTGGTTTTGTGGAGCTTTCAAGAACTTAAATGCTTCACATAAGCAGGCATACAATAATGTTCTAGGAGCATTCACACTAACCCAGTTTTCTGCGTTAGAAGAGGATAACCCCGTAGGTAATTTTGTAAACCCTACCTCAAATTTATATATTGCATTAGGAGTAGGCGCAAGAACTAATGTCCCTTGGTCCCACATACCGTAGTATTTTGGTACAGAAGCAGACCCAGTTTCTGGTGTATCATAGTACTCATTCATAAAATCAGCGTCTACTTTATTTAATGGATATCTCTTTTTTGTGCCTGAATCGAGGTACAAAGTAACATATCTGACAGTGGTAAAGTCTGATAATCTAGGTGTTTCTTCGTTAGCATTTTGACCCGGTAACGGAACCCATCGGTTATTTGCTGCTGTGGCACCGTTAGCTACAAATTTATAACAATCCAAATCAACATCTTTAAATATACGTATTTCGGCATGCTCAATAAAATCATTACAAATAGCATCTGTCAAAACAGCACTATCTGTTTCTGTGTAATCTCTAATTTGTGCTAATAATTCTGTGTATGTTGTCATGCTATCAAACTCACTGGTCCTACGGAAGCTTCTCTGCCTCCAAATCTTCTTATACCACCACTTTCAAAGTATTTAAAGCCCTTACCTCCGGCAGCCTCAAACTGATTTACATAAGTTAATCTGTCATCAATTAATAATTTATTAGCTCCACCATAAGGACCTTTATTAAAATTTGTAGCGTAATTTCTTGCTGCAGGAGCTCTGGCTCCTGTCAAATTAGCATCTATCCATGCATTTTTTTGGTTGGTTATGCTGGTGCCTGTAGTGGTGGACAATATTTCATAAGAACCGTTTTTGGCAATAACCAAATCTATAAGCGCGTCTGCTTCAGCTCTTTTAGCTAAGTTTTGAAAGTATGACCCTGCAGAAGCAGCTAGTGCAGCTAGTTCTATTTCAGGCGTTAAATTATACCAATCACCTCCTGAGTCTAAGAAACCAACACTTGTCGCATAAGTCGCTACTGCTTGATAATATTCTGTAAGCACACCATCCATATCAACATAAACAGTCGTAGTTCCAGGACTACAGTTAGCAGTTAGCCAGTCTGTTAAGATATCATTTGGTGTAAAAGAAAAATTATCATCGTCTATTTTTGTTATGATGTGTCCAGGGGCATAGTTTATATCATCATCTTCTATATGTGCAACTTCCGGGTATGCAGGGAAATGAGATTCTACTTTTCTAAATCTAACTGTTTGTCCGGTAGTAATACCGTGTCCAGGATCATTTACGTTTACAACTGTAGAATCTCTAACACCTGCACTTAATGCTCTGTCACTTAACATGTGAGCAACAGGTGGTTCTGTTCTTGCTGGTCTTGCGTTTTGTAATCCTTGTGCGTCGCCCCTAAATCTTTTTGGAAAAAGTTGTGGGTGCTTTGCTTCAAACTCACTTTTGTGTACAAAAGAACCATTCCATTCTTTAACCATTTCTCTATATGGAAAAGCCATTCCACTTCTGTCAGAAATTGCTTTTGATTTTTTGCCT